ATTTTCCTTTTTCTCCCCAGACCAGACCAGCCAAAACGATTCGCCGTTTAAGAATCCCGATTCGCTATGATGGTTCCCTAATGGCACCTTTTAGCACCTTACCCATACTGGGTAGTAATGAGCCTCGTATCCATACACCTTACCGCGATGATTTTCCGACGCGTGGAATAGAGTTAATTGAGTTAGCGAACCGACTTGGCGAACCTTTGATGCCTTGGCAGGAATTGGTAGCCCAAGAAGCGCACAGATTTAGGGATGATGGCCGATGGGCATTTTCCCAAGTGGGCATTCTGGTATCCAGGCAGCAAGGCAAGAGCCATTTGATGCGCCTTCGCGTAGTCATGGGGCTAACCGAGTGGAAAGAGAAGCTACAAATCCTCAGCGCTCATAAACTGGCGATTTCGCTGGAACATTTCAACCAGGTCGTCGAACTATTTGAGAATCATGACTGGCTTTCCTCGCAGGTGAAGAATATTCGCCGAGTAAATGGCCAGGAAGAAATCACGATGCTCAATGGATCAAGATTTAAGGTTGTCGCCAATAACGCGGCCGGTCGAGGCTATGCCGGAGCCGAATCTATCTACTTGGACGAATTACGCGAGCATAAAGATTATGGCGCATGGTCAGCGATTAGCCGGACACAATTAGCGGCCAAGAATCCGCAACTCTGGGCGTTCTCCAATGCTGGCGACGCGACTTCGGTAGTACTCAACGAATTACGCACTCGTGGACATAACACAGTTGAAGGCGTAAAGGATTCTCTACTGTGGATGGAATGGAGCGCTAAACCTGGGTCAAGTCTTGACGATTTGGACGCATGGAAGGCAGCAAATCCGGCGATGGGTCGCTCGGTTCATTACGAAAACTTGATGGCCGTAAAGAATGAACCTGAAGCTGTCGTATTAACTGAGAATCTAGGCATTTGGGTAGACACGATGGTCTCGCCCTGGTCTCCTGGCGCTTGGGCTAATTGTGTGGATCTAGATTTAGAACTAACCAACGACAGACCGACATTCTTAGCCTACGACTTAACACCTCGACGCGACCGCTGCGCTCTCGTTGCTGCGCAAGTAGTAGATGGCAAGATAGCCGTTGGCTTATTACACGAATTCGACAGCCAGACCGCGCTTGATGATTTACAGATAGCAAATGCGATAGCGCCCTGGGTGCGAAAGTACGATGTAAGCCATGTGAGCTTTAGCAAGAACACCGGAGCCAGCGTAGCCGCTCGATTACAGGCAGCCGGTATTCAATGTAAGGCTGTAGATGGCCGAGAATTTGCTCAGGCTTGCGACGAAATGTTATCGGCGATGGAAAATAGCAGACTTTCCCACGCAGACCAGAATTCGCTGAATAAGGCGATTGCTTCCTGCGCTCGGATTAACTTTAGCGACGGGGGATGGATTATTGGCCGTCGAGCGAGTAACGATAATGCGACCGCAGCTGTAGCAACCGCGATGGCAATCCATGATGCGTCAAAACCTATTGCCGATGTTGATATTCTCGTTGGCTAAAAATTGACTATGATACAATTTTAGGCTATATGGCTATCTTAGACTTCTTTCGCGTAACCGAAAATCAAAATCGGATTTCCGCAGCGCTGACTGAGCGCTCTCATGTTGACGTTGAGGCTGGACTAGCTCCTCTCAACATCGTAACCCCGATGGGCTGGGGTGCGTTCGCGTTGACATGTTCACGCGAGCAAGCGCTACAGGTTCCGGCCGTGGCGCGCGGACTTGGAATTATTGCTGGCACAATCGCAAGCATTCCGCTTGAAACTCGCTTAAAAGCGGATTCAACTTTAATTGAGAGCCCACGAGTTATTCATCAGCCAGACCCTCGCGTTCCTGGATCAACTGTTTATTATTATCTCGTACAAGATATGAAATTATTTGGCGTAGGTTATGGCCAAGTATTAGAAGTGTACGCAGAATTTCCCAATCGAATTAAATCCTGGACGCGTGTCGCGCCAGAGCGAGTAACGCCACAATATAACGCGTTAGGAACCGAAGTTATTGGATACCAACTTGACGGAAAGAATACGCCTTTGACTGGCGTTAATTCCATCATCGCTTTCCCTGCTGGGGATGGTATTTTATCCATCGGTGGCCGTACGATTCGCACAGCGCTAGAGCTAGAAAAGACCGCGTATAACTTCGCTAACGAACCAACACCTTCAATGGTTCTTAAATCAACTGGCACAAATCTTCCGGCAGATCGTATCCGTCAATTACTCGACGCATGGAAAATTTCGCGCCAATCTCGCGCAACCGCTTTCCTCAATGCTGACGTAGAAATGACCGCTGTTGGATTTGACCCTGAGAAGCTTCAACTCAATCAGGCTCGCCAATATCTCGCGACCGAGGTGGCACGTCTTGTAGGAATTCCTGCGTGGTATTTATCCGCTGACGTTAATTCCATGACTTACGCGAACGTAGTGTCTGAGCGCCGTTCACTTGTGGACTTTTCGCTACGACCATTACTTAAAGCAATCGAGCAAAGACTTTCCATGCCTGACTTTACGCCCAACACGCAAGAAGTCGAATTCGACATGGACGACTTCCTTCGTGGTAATCCATTAGAGCGCGCGCAGACTTTAGAAATCCTAGTTCGCTCTGGAATTATGACGATAGACGAAGCAAGAATGGAAGAGGATCTAATCCGATGAAAATAAATATGCCAATGAACATACTCGCAGCCGATAGCGACGCTCGCACCATTACTGGTCGCATCGTTACCTGGAATGAGGCTGGCTATACCAATGCTGGCAAAACTATTTTCGCCCAGGATTCAATTGCTCTCAAACCCATTAAATTATTACTAGAGCATCAAAATACACAACCAATCGGACGTGTTCTTGAATTCAATCACGTAAACGACGAGAACGGCACACCTATTGGCATTGATGCGAGTTTCAAGATTGCCAAAACATATCTCGGAGATGCTGCTTTGGAAGAAGCTGCCATGGGATTACGCGACGGATTTTCGGTGGGCATCAAGCTCAACGAATGGAAAGAGGAAGATGGCGCATTCCGCGTTCTCTCCTCAAATCTCGTAGAAGTGAGCCTAGTCGAATCACCGGCTATCGATTCTGCGCGAGTTTCCGAGGTAGCTGCTTCGGAAGAACCACAAAAGGAAGAAGAAGAAATGACCGACACCCCAAAGATGACCGAGCCTGAGGTTTCGGTCGAATCATCCAAGGTCGAGGCTTCTGCTCCTGTCGTAAATGCTCCTGTTTACACCGCACCTCGCGTAAACATGAACATTTCCGCCGGACAGTACGCACTCGCACAGATCCAAGCGCAACGTGGCGACAGCAACGCTCGCGACATTGTTGCTGCTCTCGATGCTGCTACTACAACCGAGAACATCGGCGTAGTACCTCCAACATACCTTCGCGACATTATTGGAATCATTGATGATTCAATGCCTTTCGCTATGTCTTTAGAGCAAGGAACCCTTCCTGCTTCAGGCATGAAGTTCTATCGTCCGCTTCTCGGCACACAGGCCACAACCGCAGTGACAGCGGAAGCAGTCGAATTCGATTCAACCGATACCACAATCACCAGCAAAGAAGTCGATGTCGTCAAAATTGCTGGCGCAAATAAAATTTCCGTTGAATTGCTAGAGCGTTCAGATCCATCTTTCTTGGACGTTTATTTACGCGAACTCGCTGCGTCATGGGCGCAAAAAGCAGACGCTTATGCTTATAGCATCGCTTTAGCTGCTCCAGGTGCTTCATCAGGCGCAACTTTGTACGCTGCTATTGCTGATGGTATCGCTGATTCTTTCGGTGTTCTCCGTCGTACTCCGAACCGTTTCCTTGCTGATACTGGCAACTTCGCAGAGCTTCTTGCTGCTGTTGATGATAACAAGCGACCATTATTTGCTGCTGCTGCTCCGCAGAACGCTGCTGGTCTCATGACCCAGGGTTCAACAGCCGGAACCATCGCAGGTCTTGGACTTGTTGTAGATCCAAACATCGACACAGGTACAGGCATCAAGGGAGTTGTGTACGCAAGCGACGCAGCAACGTTCTACCGCGGCGCAGCTCAACAAATCCGCGCCAATATTGTGTCGACTGGCGAGGTAGAGGTAGGGGTCTATGGTTACATCGCAACTTGCGCGAAGTATCCAACAGCATTCCGTAATCTCACAGTCGCCTAGTAATTAACTAATCTGAGAGGGAGGCGTGTTGCCCCGAGCGCCTCTCTCTCGCTCGTAAGGAGATCTAATGCCTAGCATCGTAACCGCGTCGCAACTACGCTCTGTGCTAGGCGTTAGCTCTTCGCTTTATAATGACGCATATCTTGATGGAATTATCGACACCGCTGAAGGCGTAATCCTGCCATTACTTACTGAGCATGAGGCAGCAATTCAAGGCGTGGAATTAGTTGATAACATCGCTTACTTTTACACAGTACGTCCTCACGGATTCGTAGAAGGCCAGACTGTAGTGATTAACAATGTCGGAGCGCCTTTCGATGGCTCACGCGCCGTAACCGACGACATCGCAACCTTTTACACAGTCAATCGCATGGGCTTTAACATTATTTATTCGCAGGTATTTACTCAAAGCATTACGAATGCAGACATCGAGCGCAGACCGATAATCCCAACAGGTCGCGCAACACTTTCCGGCAAAGATGCCGCTACTATTTACGCAAATAATCAAAACGTAGAATCTGCCGTCCTAGTCGTAGCAGTCGAAGTATTCCAATCACGCACAGCTCCTGGCGGACAAATTGAAGGCGTAGATTTCACCGCAACACCTTACAGAATGGGTCGCAGTCTTTACAGCCGCGTTCAAGGCTTGCTGGGTAATATGGTGGACGTAGAAACGCTGGCGCAGTAATGCCATCATCCATTTCTGCCGATGTACGAGGCGCACTAGCCACAGCTCTTAACTCTGTCGCTGGATCTGTTTATGCCTATGTACCTGAAGCAATCATTCCACCGGCCGTAGTTATCGTTCCTGGTTCTCCATACATGGAGCCGAATCTTATTAACAAAGCAACGACTAAAGTGATGCTTAATTACAAAATTACCGCAGCCGTCGCGTATAATTCCAATCCAGCATCGCTAGACAACCTAGAGAAGCTCATAATCAGCATTCTGGCAGTAATACCTGCCGGATATGTAGTAGGACAAATTGAAACGCCACAAATCGTTCAGGTAGGCGCGTCTAACGTGTTATCTGCCGATATCAATGTTTCAACCTATTACACGCAGACAAACTAAGGAGAAACCGAAATGCCTACCACCGTAATTACGGGCAGAGATGTTACCTTCACTATTGGTGGTAACAATTTCGACGCTCAGACAACAAGCGCAATCCTCAGCGATACACGCACACGCGAGACCTACCAGACCCTAGATGGCAAGGCTTACAAAGTAACCGACGATCAATGGAACTTCGCAGTAGAAATGCTCGCAGATTGGGGCGCAAGTGGCTCCCTATGCGAAATCCTTTGGGGCGTTGCTGAGGCTTCACCAGATAGCGGAATCTCTACTGTAATGACCGCTGCTTCAGGCGCAACCTTTACCTTTACCATCCTTCCTGACTTCCCAACAGCAGGAGGCGCAGGAAACGAAGCGCAGACTGTATCCTTCAACTTCACAGTTGTAGGAACACCAGCCGAAAACTTCAGTTAGTAACTAGATCGGGGCTCACTAATGAAACTACCAATCACCATAAAATTTAATAACGGGGAAGAAGCGACCTACGTCGTTAATCCTCCCGACTGGGCTAAGTGGGAACTTAAGACAGGCAAGACGATTCGCCAGAATGACGAAATCGGAATGAATGACTTGATGTTCTTGGCTTATACGTCCATGAGCCGTACTTCAGGCGCTAAGCAACTTAAGTCTTTCGAGACTTGGATTCTCAGCGTTGATGATATTGAAGTCGGTGAAGTAGACCCAAAAGCTACCCAGCCGGAAGCATAAACCGGACGCTTATCGAGTTATCTATCGCTACTGGTATCCCGATGAGCGAATGGCAAACAGCCGAAGATATTCTAACCGCCATCGAGATATTGGAGAAGCGCAACCGTGGATAATGTACGAATCGCGTACGACCGCAGCGAGCTATCCGGTATTAAACGCGCATTTAAGGCGATGGACGCCGAAGCGCTAGACCAGGCGAAACAAGCCTCAGCCGAAATCGCCGAGATGTTAAAAGATAAAATTATCCGCAAGGCGCAGACGCGCCAAATCGCAGGAGCTTCTGCCCGACGTATTGCTGAAGGCGCAAAAGTCAGCGCATCGTCAAAGATAGGGGAATTATCTCTTGGCTATGCCGGACAAAAATACTCGGGCGGAGGAACAACTCAACAGCTTTGGCCTGGCATGGAATTTGGATCTAATAGATTAAAACAGTTTCCACGTCGTACGCCGAGAGTAGGTCGAGGAAATAAAGGTTATTTTATTTACCCGACATTAACCGAAAACCAGCGGGAACTTATTGCGAAATGGGAAGAATCCTTTAACCGCATATTGAGGGAATGGGATAGATAATGGCCGGTAGTCGTACCCTTAAACTTTCCATCCTTGCGGAAACCGCAGACCTTGTAAAAGGTTTAGACAAAGCCAGTCAGGAAACTCAAACATTTGGCGATAAAGTAGAGGCTGGATTTTCTAAAGTAGGCAAAGCCGCTGCCGTTGCTGCTGCTGCTATTGGGGCATTAGCCCTTAAAGTTGCTGTTGATGGCGTTAAAGCTGCGCTAGAAGATGAAGCTGCTCAGGCTAAACTTGCTGCCACACTTCAGAACGTAACTAACGCAACCGACGCACAAATCGCAAGCGTGGAAGAATATATTTATCAGACTTCCGTCGCAGTAGGCGTTACCGACGATGAACTTCGTCCAAGTTTTGAGCGCTTATTTAGAAGTGTTAAGTCAATCGACGAAGCAATTAGATTACAAACCCTGGCGCTTGATATTAGCGCCGGTACTGGTAAATCACTAGCGCAAGTAACTGAAGCGCTGGCCAAAGCCTACGATGGCAACTTTGGCGCGTTACGGAGATTAGGCGCTGGTATTGACGATGGAATCATTAAGAGTAAAGACTTTGATGGCGCTGTCGCAGCACTTAGCAAGACTTTCGCAGGACAGGCGGACGTTGCTGCCAATACTTACGCAGGACGGGTTGAACGTCTTAAAATCGCATTAAACGAGGCAAAAGAATCTATTGGCGCTGCGTTACTGCCACAATTAGGCAAACTCACCGATTTTTTACTTAATCAAGGCGTACCAGCTTTCAATGCCTTTGTTGCTGGCTTGACTGGCAAAGGTGGTTTAACTAGCGCCCTTGGTGAAACTTCACCTCGTGTAGTCGAAATGAGAACACAACTAACCGACAGCGAAAAGATTTCCAATGAATTAGGAAAAACTATCGCTAATTTAGGTTCTCGCTTGGCTGATATGTTTAAGGTTATAGATTCTGGTACTGGTGGCGAAGGTACTTCTATGGGTGGTTTCGTCAAAGCTATCCGCGCGGTAAATGCTGTACTTAATCTTATGTCTGACATTATTGAAGGAATTGTTAAAGGTATTGCGGCAATCATTAGCGGCGCAGATCGCTTAGCCAAAGCCTTCACACGCATGGGTGATGCTGTGGGTAACTTGAATCCTTTTAACGCGCGTCAATCATCATTTGATGTACCAACTTCTACTGTGCCAATGACTTCTAATCTTGGCATGGCGACAGGTTCGGCCAATTACATCACAGTTAATGGCGCTATAGATCCTGAAGGCACAGCGCGTACTATTGTCGGCGTACTTAATAACTCTAGTTATCGTGGAACGCTAGGCGGAGGCGGAATCATCGCATGACCGCTTTCACCCCATCATGGCGCATAAAAATACAAAATGTCGAATACACCGATGTGACTTTGGCTAATCTTTCCGTTACTTCAGGTCGGGAAGATATTTACCGACAGCCGGTAGCCGGTTACTGTACGGCCGAAATTATTAACTTCAACGCTGAACCCATTGAAATTGACGTAAATGACGGAATCAGCATTGAGTTACTAGATTCGAATAATGCTTATGTTCCTATCTTTGGTGGCTTAATTTCAGATTTAACTAATGAAATAACCGCATCAGGTAGCGTAGATTTTGTTCAGACTATTAACATCACAGCTCTTGGCGCATTGTCCAAATTGCCCGTTTCTTTGTGGGAAGCTTCACTAAGCCAAGATTACGAAGGCGACCAAATTTATGAAATCCTGACCAGCATTCTGCTTGGCCAATGGAACGAAGTATCTCCATCCGTTACTTGGAATACTTACAATGCGACGGAAACCTGGACTAATGCTGTTAATCAAGGATTAGGAACAATTGACCAGCCTGGAAATTACGAAATGGTATCTCGCTCAGCCAATACTATCGACGTGTATACAATCGTCGCAGATTTGGCCTCTAGTGGGTTGGGTTACATCTACGAAGATGCTCAGGGCAATATCAACTACGCCGACAGCACTCATAGATCAAGTT